AAAGCGGGCAGAGGTGGCTAAGAGGACAGCAGAGCAGAACAACCAGACGATAGAGCTTTGCCGTGCCCTTTTCAGTAATACAGGATGGAAGAAGATTGCCGATATCCTCAATGGACTTAAGGGGCAGGAACCCGAAACCATACGCAGGGCTATCCTAGGGTATGCTCAAAGTATCCTGTTGAAGAAGGATGATATGAAGATAGCCAATACCATGGACAAATTCATAGATCCGTTCTATGATAGTGGGTTTCCGGGACTGGTATTTGCCTGTTATTCTGCCACCCACGATGATTTACCTTTTTAACATGTAGGAAGGGTATGATATGTTGTATAATAGGGTGATACGGAAAAGGAGAATCTGATATGAAAAAACACGTAGACATAGATCTTGATTTTGATAGGGACTCTGATATTGATGAACAGGCCCTAGATGTGGAATGGCTTGAACAAACCCGGCTAGCGGTAAAGTACGCTAAGAACTCAGCCTATTGGAATGACAAGGTACGTAGGCTAGAGGAACGGAAGAAGATTATCAGGAGCCAGATAATCATCAGGGCCAATAAATCTCCTAGCAAAACTTTGGGAAAGGATAAACCCACCGCTTCTGATTTTGAAGCATATTACCGATCCCAACCAGAATACATTGAGGCTGTAGATGCCCTTAATGATGCGATGGAGGAAGCGGAATATGCGGAGATAGCTAAGAATGAAATCTGCTATACCAAGAAGAAGGCATTGGAGAATCTAGTCATTCTTCATGGCCAGCAATACTTTGCCGGCCCTTCCGTACCACGGGATCTTTCCCAGGAACGGATTGTCAGTGAACGGCATAAGAGTGCCAATGCCCGCATTAGGATAGGATCCCGGAGAGAACAGGAACCAGAGGAACGGGAACCAGAGGAGAAGGAACCCACCCCACCACCAGAAGATATTACCAAAGGAGGATTTACCCGTACTAGAAAATAATCAAACATCAAAGGAGGATTGGGCAACTTGAATACTATACTACGGACAATATTGATTGTATTTATAATGTCATTTTTCCCTGTTTATGTATATTACATATCCTACTGGTGGCACCTAGGAAAAATGAATGGCATAAAAAGGGCCGTGATGACACCAAACAATAAACCAAAAGCGGATAAACCGCAAGGAGAGTAAAATGGCAACATCAAGAAAAAAGAAACAGAAACGTGCTTCATTCAAGGGGAAGGTGGGGAAGAACTCACATGACCAGAAGAACAAGGCAAATGCGTATGGGCACCTTATCCTGCCTAAGGGGGTAAACCTTTTCCGGGAAAGCCCAAAGACACGCAACAAGATCGACATCCTGCCCTATGTAGTCACATCTGGCAAACACCCGGACAGGGATGATGAATATGGGGTTGCTGTACCAGGGGAACTCTGGTATAAAAGGCCCTATTGGCTCCACCGCAATATCGGACCAGCCAATGAAACTATCGCCTGTCCCCGGAGTATAGGGGAACCCTGTCCGATATGTGAGTATCAGGCCAAGCTGAAGAAAGATGGGGCTAAATGGGACGATGATAATGTCAAGGAATTGAAGGCATCAATGCGGAACCTGTACTATGTAGTTCCGTTGGGGATGAAGGATTTTGAGGAGGAACCACATATTTGGGATATCGCCCAATTCTGTTTCCAAGACAAGCTCAATGATGAGATTGAAGAGGATGAAACCTATGAAACCTTCCCGGATCCGGAGGACGGTTTCACTTTGAGTGTACGTTTCTCTGAAGAAAAGATCGGGAAAAATATGTTCAACGATACTTCCCGGATAGACTTCAAGCCCCGTGCTAATCCCATTTCAGATGAAATGCTGGATTCCCTTACCTCCCTTGACGATGTATTGGACATCAAACCCTACAAGGTTATTGAAGCCCTTTTGTTTGGGGGACTTGATACCGTAGTGGACGATGATGACTACGATGAGGAAGAGGAAGAAGAACGGCCCTCCAAGCGGAAATCAATGTCCAAACATCGACATGATGAGGACGATGAGGATGAAGAGGAAGATGAGGACGATGAAGAGGATGAGGATGAGGAAGAAGAAGCCCCCCGCAAGAAATCCAAATCATCTTCACATCCATCCAAATCCCATAAAAGGACACCACTTCCAAAGGATGAAGAGGACGAGGAAGAGGATGAAGAGGAAGAGGGGGATGAAGAGGAACCTGTGAGAAAATCTTCAAAATCCAAACCTACTCCTAAACCATCCCCAAAATCTAAACGGAAGCCAGCCCCGGAACCGGAAGAAGAAGAGGATGAGGATGAGGAAGAGGATGAAGAAGAAGATGAGGACGATGACGATGGAATGATCACTTGTGTAGCTTGTGAAGGTTCCGGAACCAATAGCAAGGGCCGTCAATGTCCTATCTGTAAGGGGGAGGGAGTTGTTCCTGAAGAGGATGAAGAAGATGAGGAGGAGGAAGAGGAAGAGGAAGAGGATGAGCCCCCCAAGAAATCCAAATCCAAGGCTAGCTCCAAAAAGGCTGCCCCTCCTGCCAAGTCGAAATCCAAGGGTGGAAATAAGTGTCCCCACGGTCATGTCTTTGGAAAGGACTGTGAGGAATTTGAAGACTGTGACGACTGTGACAAATGGGAAGAGTGTGTAGATGCAAAATGATAAGATCCTTGATAGGAAAAACCCTTTCAAGATCAATCGTGACGGCATGTCATATATGAGTGGTAAATTCGTAGGGGGCTATGTCCCCCTACGGGTTGCCGAACATGTACAGCTGTTAGCCCTGTATAATGGGGATACCATACAGAAGACACTGGAACGAATGATTGAGGAATGGTGTAGTGAAAAGGAAACAATTCCCTGTATCCTAGAAACCCTAGCAGACAAAGCGTATATTGAATGGAAGCGTAGGATGTCTATGATTCCATTTGATATTTATAGGGCTAAGAAACAGGAATTTCAGGAAGCATACCTCATTGAGATTGAGGATGAACTGAAAAAGAAAAAGATGATTAACCGGGAGCATATCCGGGAGATATCTACAAAAGTGCGGGACCGCTTCAAGATGGAGAACATATAGATGGAAAGGACAGCTAAACCAACTAAACCAACCCGGCCTACACTAAGTGCCCAAATGAAACGTAGGGCTCAGAACGACTCCCCTGAAACTCCTAAAAAGGGGAAATATGATGGGAGTAGTTCCATAGTAGTATCCACTGGTTCTACCCTGTTAGATCTAGCCATTACTGGGACACGTTCCGGATCTTCTTTTAAACAGGGAGGGATCCCAGCCGGGGTTATTGTAGAGATATGGGGACCTTCTGGAACTGGTAAGACTGTGATGTTGTGTCAGATAGCCGGGGAGATACAGAAGATGGGAGGCCCATTGATGTTCCACGATCCGGAATCCCGACTAAACAAGCAATTTGCCCTATTGTTTGGGGTTAACTTTGACGGGGTAGCCTATTCCACTCCGGATACCGTTACAGAGGTTTTTCAAGGTATCCGGGAATGGAAGCCAGAGAAGGTAGATAAACATACCCCGGTAGGTATCTTTACCGACAGCCTTGCAGCCTTATCCACTGATATAGAGATGACTAAGGATGAAGGGGATAAGATGGGTGGCCGTAGGGCTAAGGAGTTTTCAGAGCAGCTACGTAAGACAGCCCGGTTAATTACCAAGAAGAATATCATTATGGTATGTTCAAACCAGATACGTCAAAACATGAATGCAGGCCCCTATTCCCCAAAATACACTACCCCCGGAGGGGAGGCCGTAGGATTCTATGCATCTATCCGGTTACAGTGTAAGAACTCCCAGAAGATCGTTGAGAAAAAGAAAGTCAATGACAAGGAGTATACCCGTGTTGTGGGGGTAGAAACAGAAATCTATGTATCCAAATCATCCGTGGATAAACCCTACCGGAGTGCTTCCATATCCATTATCTTTGATTATGGTATTGATGATATCCGGGATAACCTTCAATTCCTCAAGAAAAGTATGGGATGGGGTATGTATAAGGTACGGGGGGAGAAGGTAGGTAAATCACTATCACATGCGATTAGGACAGTAGAGAAAAACAACCTAGAACAGGATCTTAAGGAAGAGGTAATTGAGGTATGGCATGAGATAGAATCTCATTTCCAATCTGACAGAAAACCAAAGATGGGGTAACGCTATGAAACGTACTAAGAATGGGTGTGGGGACCATAGTGTACCTACCAAGGTGAAGAAAAAGAAGATCACTGTCAGTGCCGCTAAGGCTAAGGGCCGGGAACTCCAACAGTGGACTTGTAGTATGATATCCAAGATAACCGGGATCCCGTGGGGACCAGATGAATTGATAGCTAGCCGGGAAGGGGCCCAGAATGGCACAGATGTTCGACTGATTGATAAGGCCCTTAGGCTATTCCCGTTTAGTGTGGAATGTAAACGACAGGAAACTTGGGCTATACCTAACTGGATTCAACAAGCTAGAAGTAACCAGTTAAAGGGAACGGACTGGCTACTGGTTGTTAAGAAGTCCCGGCAACCCCCTATAGTGGTAATGGATGCAGAATGTTTCTTTAAACTAATGGAAAAGGTGATAAACAATGGATAGGCATATTACCAAGGTAGTTATCTATAATTTCCAATCAGTAAAACGTATGACATTGAATCTAGTATCCGGGGTAAACGTGTTCATCGGCCCTAGTGATGACGGTAAGAGTGCTGCAGCTATCCGGTCTATTGGATGGGTGAAGAATAATCGGCCCCTAGGTGATTCCTACCGATCAGAATGGGGAGGGACTACCCGTGTTGCTATCCATTTCAATGATGGGAATAAGGTGGAGCGGTTCCGTTCAGATAAGGAAAACCTATACATCATAAATGGGGTAGAATATAAAGCATTTGGTTCTGAACCACCAGAGGAGGTAGCCCAGATATTCCAAATGGATTCATTCAATGTCCAAAGTCAGAATGAGCCTCCTTTCCTCCTATCCCTATCCCCAGGGGAAGCTGCTAAGGTACTTAACAGGGCTGCATCCATCGATGACATAGACCATACGGTATCAGCCTTACGTAGGACTAAGATGAGATTAGACCAGGATATCCAATACGCAGATAAGGACATCCTTAAGTACTCTAATGAACTGCAAACCTATGATATGCTAGAGGCTGTAGAGCTTTGGATAACCTCCCTAGAGGATGATGAAAGACTAGCACAACAGTTAAAGGCTAGCCGGGATCGTCTAGAATCACTAGTACTGGACACCCATCGTATGTCTATCAGGCTAGATAGTTTCCCGGATCTAGACACAGTTAACACTAAGCTCAACCGGGTTACGCTATTGCTAGACAAATACCGCACCGCTACGCAATCTTTTTCCGTTAGGGAGGGGATTATACAGAATCTTGAAGATATTGCCATACGCTCCACAAGGATCGGGAATACTAACAAGGCTGATACCTGCTTGACTACGGCTACAACCGGAATAGATATGTTACGCAGGTTTACCTCTCAGAAGGCATCCCTATCTAAGCTATTGGATGAGGTTGAACAATTGGATTATGATTGGAAGTATCTAGACCGGAATATCAAGAAGCTAGAGCAATCATATCATAAATTAATGCCCTCTGAATGCCCACTTTGCGGATCCCCTATACAGGAGAAGAAATGATGGAAAGGAAAAGGATAACTCCCCGGAAAGCGGATGCAATACTCACAGCAGATAATCACCTTACTGAAACAGTTCCGGTATCCCGTACTGATGATTATTTCCTAGCCCAGCAACGGAAGCTAGAATACCTGTGGGATCTTCAACAACAACATAATTGCCCGGTATTAGATGCAGGGGACATGTTTGAATTCTGGAAGATATCCCCTTGGCTAGCTATGCGGGCATATACCTTGCTCCCTAGGGACATGGTAACGATTCCCGGAAACCATGATTTACCAGAACACTCCCTAGAGCTTTTCCATAAGAGTGGAATGGCCCTCATTGATAGGACTAGGGATGATATCACAGTAATCAATAGTGATGGCTTGATGGTAAATATTCCTCCATTCTATATACAGGGTAGTCCCTATGGATATTATGAGGAATTGAAGCCCTTTGATTTCCCTAATGATGGAACTATCCGGGTTTTACTCCTTCATGAGACAGTATGGTTTGGGGATGAGGTTCCTTGGGTAGGGGCACAAGGATATAGTTCCAAGGATATCCTTAGGGAACACCATCGTAATTATGATTTGATAGTTACCGGGGATAATCATAATGCCTTTGTAGACTCCTACCGTAAATGCATATTAGTGAATCCAGGATCCATGATGAGGTCCTCTGTGGATAAGGCCGATTATAGGCCCCGTTGCTATCTTTATTACAAGGATACCCATGAAGTAGTCCCCTCCTATTATCCCATAGATGAAGGAGTACATTCACGGGAACATATTGACCGCCTGAAGGATAGGAACGACCGGATGGCGGCATACATATCTACTATGAATAAGAAGTATTCCACCGGGTTGAGCTTTGAGGAAAACCTACGGGCATACTTCAAACAGAATAAAACATCTAAACTGATAAAGGAGATGATATGGCGGCATCGGGAAACAAACTAGGACAGGAGCTGTTGGCCCTTAAGGACCAGTTGAATGAGCAGCTATCGGAACGGGCATCACTTCAGGGGGAACTGAAGAATGCCATGAAACGTCTGAAAGAAGAATTTGGGGTAGATACCCTAGAGGAAGCCAAGGCCCAACTGCAGGAACTGGATGAACGGATAGAAACCCTACAATCCAGTATTATCAAGAATCTAGCCAAGGCCCAGGAAGCCCTAGATGGAAAAGGTTCCGATGAAGAGGAAGAGGAGGAATAGCATGATATTTACCAGTGAGAGTGTTAGTAGCGGGCATCCAGATAAGATAGCTGATTTGATATCAGACTATATATTGGATTTTTGTATAATGCATGACAAGGATTCACGGGTAGCTGTAGAAACAATGATAACCCGTGGTCATGTATTCATAAGCGGGGAAGTTTCTTCACAGGTATGTTCCTTTGGTATTTCGTTCTATAAGAATGCAGTATCAATGGCCCTACAATCAATTGGGCAGGATCCCCGGAAATATGAAGTCCATGTTCATATTACTACCCAATCCCCGGACATTGCTATGGGGGTAGATACCGGAGGGGCCGGGGACCAGGGGATGGTGTTCGGGTATGCTGAGAATACGATAGAAAACCTCATGCCCCTTCCCATATCTATAGCCCATGATATCCTCAAATGGCTGGAATGGGCACGTTGTGAAAGAAACAGCCCATTCGATTATCTTCTTCCAGATGCCAAGAGCCAAGTCAGTGTGGAATTTGATCCCAATGGACTTTATCGGCTAGATACCATAGTGGTATCCCATCAACATCACGAACATGTAGATATTGCTAAGGTGCGATGGGATATAGAAGGGTTCCTGCGGGAAACGTATAAACGCTCTATGGACAAGAATACCAAGATACTGGTGAACCCCACTGGACGGTTTGTCATTGGGGGGCCGGAAGGGGATACCGGGGTAACTGGTCGGAAAATCATGGTGGATACCTATGGGAGCTTTGCCCATCACGGGGGAGGGGCCTTCAGTGGTAAGGATCCTTCTAAGATTGACAGATCTGGGGCCTATATGGCA